GCTTAATAAAAGCTTTCTCAGGCTGACCCTTAGCGTCAGCATTAGATTCAAGATAGGTCTGTATGGCTTGTGCCAGTGGTCGTATGGTATTAGCCACCATGACTTTACCATAGCTGGTCACTGACTCCTCTTCACGCTGGATATGAGAGACCCTACGCTTATTGACTCGCTGTTTACCCAGCTTAATCATCTCAGCTTCGTGGTCTAACTCATCAGCGTACTCTTTTATGTTTTTAAATATCTCTACCATGTATACTCCTTAGGTTAATTGTGTATTGGTATCTTATATGGGTACTTTAGTCCTACAAGTAGGAAACCTAAAACTCAGACCCATAGTCCTTTTCATTTTTACCCACATGATATGGTTTCTTTAGGTCATTAGGATGTACACCCTTAGTTATCCAAGTCTCATACATGTGGCGTCTTACTGCGTCAATTTTACCAAAGTCATCCCAGTCTAGTGTCCTTAAGAATTGTTTGTAATGTCTCTCTCTTACTGGATTCCACCCGACAGGTGATTTATTAGCTGGTGTGTCACTGTTTAATTGTTCTATTGTTAGTTCACTCATAGTTATTCTCCTAGTGTCGCACAGACACTTATAGTTTCTCTTGTTTCAGTGTGTTTGAAAAAATGTTCATTGCCTAAGCTATACATGTACATATAATCATCAAACAAGTTGTATATTTTTTGTGGATAGTTTACGACTTGGTCGCAAACATCAAACACTAAGTCCGTATCAGTTTCTATTGTTGGTTTCATAGTTATTCTCCTTAGTATGTGTATGTGTTGTCATTCCACCATATAGGTGTTGCTAGTTTCCACGTAGCAAAGTCACGCTTATCCTGTCTGTAGTACGTACGATACGCAACGACAGGGTCAGCATGTTTATACTCATCAGGCATAGCTTGTGGAAAGTCAGTTAAGTCCTTAAGTGGTAACTCTTTAGGTAATGCTGGTAAGCTTTTTATAACGTCCCATGACTTGTGATTATCAGTTTTGTTATAGCGTAACTTGTACTCAGCATTGAGTCCCTTAGCTAGTTGTCTAGTCCATAAGTAATTATTCCTAGACTCCTTGAGCCACAGCGTACATGGATGTTTAGGATGAGTAGACTTGTAAGGCGTCTCATATCCTACCTCATTGAGTACGGTGCACATCATCTGAGCTGTCTCAAGTATCATCTTGACGACATGTTTGTCGCAATGATATTGAGCACAGGTACGTGGATGTCTGTCTAATATAAATATATTCATAATACCTCGCTATGTTATTGTTAAATAAGGAAACAGGTGTTTAAAGTACCCATATTAGTGTAAACCCCTGTCTCCCCTAGCTATATATACAGCTATATTACTTCCTACTTACTCCCTTATACATCTAAGTAAGGTGTAACCCCATTAGCAATACAGTCAGTGATGTACCTCATGCGTTTACTTGGGTCATCTCCCATGAGTATCTCAAAGAGCATATCAGTCTTACTACGTTGTACTCTGCTGGTCGCACGTCTCATCCTAGACTCATACTGCCTAGACTTGATGACATACGGCTTAGTTTTGTACTTGTCCCATATCTTGAGCACGTCATCCTTAAACAGATTATTAAGCTGTCTATTGATAGCACTAGGCTTGATATTAGGAAAGGCTATACGAAGATAAGCCAGTAGTGGACGCTTCTTGAATACAGTCATCTTACCGTCTTCATTACGCTCCATGATACCGTCTTGCTTCATAACCATTAGTATCTTGTTTTGTATATCCTCAGGCGAGTCAACCTCATCTGTGAAATACGATTCAAGATACTTACGACTTGTAACGTCTACCATAATTTACCTCGCTGTTAATTTGTACTAGAACCCCGACACATTACTGGTCAGGGTTTTCGACTAATCAAGTCTCGTCAGTAGTACTATTATTGATACCTCATAACTAACTCGTCATCAGGTACATCTTTTACCTTATGCTGACCCCTCGTCACTATAGACTTACATCTTTTAGACATAATCTTAGAGTCGAATGAGCTGTAATAAAGCTCAGGATACTGCTCTTTTAAAGCGTCCAGTATTATGTCTTGCATAACCCAGCCTAGCCTAGTAGATAGTCTCTCCCAGTCTGCACGTCTAAACCTAGAATACTGCGGTACTTTACCTAGCATAGGAAGTTTAGATTTAAAGAATGACATAAACTGACCACGCCTATTACATAGACCGTTATTAAATAGGTCATAGACAAGCTTGTTAGCCATTCTAAAACGCTCTAGCTTTTTATTAGAGCCCTTAGCGTCAGGCACTTCCCCGCAACGTGGTATTCTAGACCATAACAAGTCAACCATAGCATCATAGCCGCTAGTCTGTCTTAAGCCCCATGAGTACCCTATATGAGCAGTCATACCAATACGTCTTTTAGTTTTATCTCTTAACATTTTTACCTCGCTGTTAATTGTTAAATTTATTAGATAACTCACCCAGTGCTCTAGTCTTACCGTTTCTTACAATCTCTTTTACTTCTTGATTGATAAAATATTGCTCTAAGTCAATATTACTAACAATCATTTCTCCTAAGATGTAAACATACATATTCACAACATGTTCTGGCTCTGAAAAATCTGTGCTTACCTCTCCAAAATTATCATTTTCATAATCTTTTATTATTTGTACTATATTTAAAGTTTCATCTCCTAACCATTTTCTAGCTTGATATCTGCCTATAATGTAATAATCAGTATTAAAAGCATGATGGTGGATATCTTCTTTATTTTCTAATACCCAATCTTCTCCTTGTTCTGTTATGAAGTCATGAAAATAATCTTTTACTTCTTCATATTTATAATACTTTTTCATTTTTTATCCCCGTTGTTGTTAATATACTCTAGCACTGGAATAACTAGCATACCTGATAGACACCCCAGCATAACCCACAAAGCCCATTCCCAGCTACCAGTAACTAGGAAGCCTACGCCGTCACTTACCGTGTTAGCGAGACATCCTGAGACACACGCTAACACCTGAGGCGACGCTTTGTAGTTTGTAAAATAGGCGTCCATGTAGTGCTCAATGCTAGCTAGTGAGTAATAGATACCCACAGCCAGCAACACGTTATCGACGTGACCCATTATTGTTATAATTGTCTCTTCACTCATTATCTACACTCCTCACTAACTCAGTTTCATTGTTAAGCTGTAAGTAGATACATTCCTGTTTCATCCTACGGCATAAAGTAACGGCGTGACGCTGTAGAAGTGTGTATGCAATGCCAACATTTTTATTCGATACATGAAATTCATATATCTTGATATCATCCTTGTAAATTTCATGGCTGTCGAACCAAAAACCCTCAGCTTGATATCTAGTAAAGCCAGTTATCTCAGACTCTTTATTGTCATTAATTCGGCTTTTATTGTGATAAGCTATTTTATCAATGAAATTATTATGGATGTGCATTAAGTCATCCCCGTCGTTGTCCTTCATTGGTAGATATAATTTAATTACTTGCATTTTTTACCTCTTATTAATTGTTAAATGTTACAGACGCCTCACGGCGTTTCGACTCATAAAGTCTCATCAGTGTAACTAGTCGATATAAGGTAGTATTCCCCGCTGTATATCTCGCATAATGATATGATATTGAAGCCTAGTTATACGCTTAGCTGATAGCTCAGCTTTTGCGTAATCTTCGTTAGCTTCTACTTTTTGAGCGTATGACTCATCATTATTCATAGCACGTTGTATTTGTCTATTCATTTAGCACCCCCTAGCTTTATCTATTGAGTCATAGACATAATTTGTGAATACTTCAGCGTCAAAAAGTGGGTTGTCTCTCTCAAACATTAAACACCAGTCTTTAATAATAAACTCAGTGTTTCCCAGTGGATTGTCTGACAATTGACTACCGACCATTTCGGCTACTGCTATGTAGTGTTTTTTTGTAAACATAATATTCCTCGCATTGTTATTGTGTTGTTTCGCTCTTTTGAGCTCATCAGTCAGGCTACACAGCCTGAGACAACCCCAGCCTTACCCGTTGCGTCCGTCCACCGCTGATTATTACGTTACCTGTTACCCAGTGCGTCAGCACCTGTGAAGTGTATTGTCACACGCTTACTGGATTTCATAAAAATGATAAGGTGTCTATATCCTCAGTAATTTTCTTACCGCTTGCTATCTCATAACTAGCACGGTCTTAGGCTGGTTTTGGTCAGTCTAGCCACCTTTCGGCTCTTAGCATTTGCTACGCTTCCTAACCCCGTACAACGCTTACACCTCTCAGCTCCGCCTTGCCTCATCTCAGAATGTTTATAGTGCTGAGTCACTAGCTAGGATTTCCCGTTCCCCTAGCATGTGTATACTCTACACCCAATGAATACACCATGTCAATAAAAGAATTACATGAAAGTGAATTAATTTGATATATGGCTGATTCATCAGCTTATAGAAATAAAAATAGACCATAGCTCAAAGACAAACAAAATAAAAATGTCCAGCCGTGTATCCCTTTAGGCTTCCCTTTATGTATAGACCACAGGCGACCGCAAGCCCGTGTGCGTGTGATACTATACTATACACGGCTGACGGCACGGGGGAAATTCCACCTCTTGCTATCGTGTTATCCCCTCATATTTTTTTACCAAATATTCGACAAAACAACAGCTGTTAACACAGCTATCAGAATAAACTCCCCTATGGATATCTCAGGCTTTAACCAGTAGGTTCTAATATAGTGACTATTAAGGAGTATTACTCCAGTAATAACTATGAGTAGTACTTCTATTAGTATCATAATTAATAAGTAATAAGGAAGGATAGCTTGTCTATATATAGCTAGGGGTGCACAGGGGTTTTATCTTATATGGGTACTTTAAGTTTTTGTCCACCCTTTGTCTAGATATTTACAGACAAGGACTCCTACAAGTAGGACAAGAGCCGCCAAAGGAAAAATGAAGAAAAACCTTTGACGACCTATATCCACGAATCTCCATCCATAGGTCTGCCAAGAGCAGTCTCCATGAATTTATCTAAATCTTCCTGTAACATTTCTTCTTTATGTTGGTTATAAGACAATGTTTGGTCTCTATCCATTACTTCTACCCAGTAGTTAGCTGCAATAGCTAAGGCGTCTATTTGGTCATCATGCCTTAGTGCACCTTTATCCCTTGTTATCCTAGTCATTTGTCTAAATAACTGGTGGTCAGGGTCTAACTGAAAGTCATCTTTGATAAGCTTATCATCAATAACTAACCTATGGGTATTCATAATAGGCTCTAATGTGTCTATTATACGCTTCTCTTTCTGTATACTGTGACGTACTTCCTCTACATTACAAGGATGTATGTCAGCCAATACAGGCTTTAGAAGCTGTGTTGCCATTCCATCACCAAAGTTACTCTCAATGACGATATCATTAACGTCATGTTTCTTGGCTATATTGGCTAGCTTCTTAAGTGTGTCATCAGAGTATCCACCGTCTAGACCACCAATGGCAGTCAGGTACAATACACCGTGTAACATCTTAAGTACACAATAGGCTGTTTTATCTGCCCCTCGACCCGCTGGGTCAATAGACATAACTGAGCCTTCAAACTCTGTAAATTCATCAGACATATATAGGTAAGAAGTCCAATAGTCACCCTTAAGTCCTACATTAGGTAACTCAGAGTCAACAGCTTTGATTTGGTCTATACCTGAAGCCCATTGTATTTTGGCTGGAGCTTCTGTCCATGTGCTGCAACCTGAGGCTATAATAAGGTCATTAAGCTTCAATGGGTATTTATTGGCGTCAGATAGACTAGTATCCAACATAAACTGTAAATTAAAGCCTGACCTACCATATGAGCTTAAACGCTCCATTAAGTCGATTTCATTAAATCTATCAGGGTCAGTAGGGTCTCCCTCTTTTCCGTCCATATCAGCGATTATAGGGGCTAATTTATGCCCATATCCAGTCCTTTGTGCTTGGTTAGGAATCAATGCTGACCATATACGTGTCTTGAACCCACGTTCTTCTAAATCATTGTATAAGGACATCTCTGTTTGTGGTGTCCCAAGAAAGATAATACGACCTATTTTAGGCTTTATAATAGCGTCAAACTCTTTTACGGTCTCACCTAAGCGGTCACGCATGAGTTGAGTCTGTGAGTTATTGGCAGATTCTACGTCATCAGCAATAATAATATCAGCTCGTGAGCCTGTTAGCTGTCCCGTAATCCCCATAGACTTCACTGAGGGGGCGTGTGAAGCCTGTGCTGGGGCAACATCAAAGGATACCTTAGAATGTCTTTGGCTATCCTTAGGTTGTAGATGTTGTAATAACGGCATTTCTGCAATTAGTCTTTGTGTAAATGTACTAAAGTCATCAGCCCTCGTTTTACTAGCTGATACTACCAATATGTTACGCTGAGGGTTCAGCAGTAATTGGTGACATACAAACGCAGAAGTAATCCAAGACTTTCCTACGCCCCTAAAAGCCTCTATTACTATACGTTTCTCTTTAGATTGTAAATAGTCTGCTATATCGTATTGTATAGGTGTTGGCTCAGGTAAATTTAGGTGTTTCCAAGCTAGATACAAGAAGTTCTTAAAGTTATCTATCTTATTCATCTGTGTCGAACGGTAAGTCCTCTAGTATGTTGTTAGCTTTTTCTACGATATCAGGACTTGAGTAAGTCTTACAGATATCTAAGCATACCTTCATCTCACTTGCAGATATTTCATCACCTGATTTGAGCTTCCTATAAGCATGAGCCACCAGTAATACAGGTAACTCTTCTACTATCTTTTCTATTTGTTCATTTTGGTCTGTCATTATTTTTGTCCTTTAACTTCTAATTCTCTTACCTTGAGTTCTAAGTCACGAACCCTTTTTACAGTCTCTAAAACTTGTGATGGTGGTTGAAAGTCATCTATCCAATTATCATTTTCTTCTACTTCTATTAGCAACATTTTGTAGTTGTACTCTAGGAAAGCTAATCTTTCTTCTATACCAAAGTATGCCCACACAGATACAGCTGTAATAGCTATTAATGCTAATAAGTTTTTAACAGGTATGGTTATTAATGATTGGTCGTTTATTTTCATCTACGTACTGCTGCACTCCCGAAGTAAAATCCTGACACAGCAGCTAGAAAGTGTGTATCAGCGTTGGTTATAACTATACCTGAGAGTCCCTGAAAGGTAGTTACCTCTTGTGTATAGCCAAATATCCACCAACCTTCTTGGACTTGCTCTAAGTACATTAGATGTACAGCAATAGATGGGTCTATAAAGACGGCTAGCTTTGGTAAACATATAATAAAGAATACTGCTAATAATGCCATCCAACGACGGGTAACACTTTGGAAGTGTCCACCGTGATTACGTGCGTCCTGTATGGCTGCTCTATCAACCTCAGCACGTTGTATTAAGTGTTTTTGTTGTTCTGCCTTGTCTTTCTGACTAGCTGACCACAGGCTTAATACACCTGTAAGTAAACTACTACCTAACATGGTAATAACTTCAAAAGGTATCATTACTTACTCCAAAAATATCCAAGAACAACAGTAGCTATACCACCTAACCACATAAGAAAACTTACAGCTCCCTTACCTTTGGCTACGTCTTCTTGTAACGACTCTACTTTTGTCTCCAGTCGGTCTAGCTTTTCGGCTAGTTGTTCTAATGTAACTTTCATGGTCTCTCCAAAACGTTTTTAATTAAAAATGCGGGTATATCAAATTCGTACCATTTAATTTTTGTGTTATACCTATTAGGATATTTATGGTGATTGTTATGTAAACAGTCAAACATAGGTAATGGTAAATTAGTTGATTTATCAGGTGTATTAAAATTTCTGTATCCATATTTATGTGTTAATACATTTACAATACTAGTAGCATGAAATGTATACATAACAGGTAATAAAACAAAATAAACAGTAAATTGTGGGCTAATAAAAATTAACGTAGCCATCATAATAAAATACAATTTAAAATAGTTATTATGCGTATATTTATACAGCGGATTTTTTAACATCTTTTTTACTTTAAAAGCATTTAATTTAGAATTATTATATGTATCCCACCAAAACCATGTCTTCCATCCTTCAGACGCTGGGTGTGGGTCTCCTTCTTTATCTGAATGTTTATGGTGTGTAATGTGGTTACTTGCCCACAAGATAGCTGACCCTTGCATTAATAAAATGCTTAGATAATGAACCACTGTTTCTATTTCTATAGAAGTTTTAAAAGAATTGTGAGAACAGTATCTATGATAATAACAACATAAACAAATTAAAGGAAAAACAATAAGACCTAATAACAAAGACCAGCTAAATGGATAATAAATTAAACCAATTATAGCTGTTATTTGAATAACAAATTGAATTGCTAACATTTTATGATGTTGTCTCATTTTAAAAATATCTTTTCTATAAACCATGCGGGTGGGTCTATTTCCCACCATTTATGACCGTGTCTGTAATCTTTTGATATTGTATGATGATAGTTATGCCATCCTTCACCCCAGCTTATAAGAGAAGTTAGGGGACTGTTGACCGCTGTGCAGTCTTTGTTGGGTTTAACCACAATATAACCAAATTGTTTCATGTGTGGTATAACACCAAACGCACCAGCTGCCTGATATACACATGCTGCTGGGAATGAGAACGCAAATATACCTAATAATGGGTCTATTGCGTACAATATAGCTATATAACTAAGTAATAAAGTCCAATAATGCTTAGTTATAAACATATAATCTTTGTCTTTAAGAATATCCTTTACCATTTCTTTAGGAACAGTAATAGGGTCGTACAATGTAAGCCATGCTCTGATATATCCTATTCTTTCAGGGGATTCATTGTCTTGTTTACTACCACTGTACATATGATGGTATCTGTGCATTGCAGTCCACGATAGTGGGCTACCAAATGCTGGTATGATTGTAAGATACTTTAGAATTTTAGCTTTGATAGGAGTTGTTTCAAAACTTCTATGAGCCATAAACCTGTGTATGGCAATGTTTGTGCCAAAGATATTAACAAACGCCCAAGCGAATAAACCATAAACAATATACTCAGGGAAATAATAACACCCCGCTATTGCTACTATATGATTTATTAATGCTAATAATTGTACTAACCTTGCATGTTTCATATCCACCCCAGTTTTTTAATTACCCAAACAAGTGGGTCAAACTTACAATGTTTTAATTTTGGTTCTATATGATGTTGTTTATGAAATGATTCTGAAAATGCTAATGGGTACATATAAGGTACATCTTTTACTTTACCTAGATGACACATAATACCAGTAACTAACATTACCCAAAATGTAGTCATAGCTACTGCTGTTACCCAAATTAAAAACCATTCAATAGGTAGGACTAAGAAAAGTATAACATTGAACACGTAAACCAACGTTGTTTCATATTTAGTTAAATATAATTGCCATTTATTTCTTAGCCTATCTGTAACAAGTTTAATATTAGATTCTTGTTCATGTGTTCTAAATATAATATTAAACCAGTTTTTGTACTTAGGACTATGAGGGTCTCTATCAGTATCAAAATGTTTATGATGATTTCTATGCCATGCACTATAAGATATTGGTGTTCCAATTAATGCAGTCATAGATACTACACTCATTATGTTTTGAAACCATACTGGTGGATTCCATAGATTATGTGTAGCCCATCTGTGTATAAACAAACTCATTACAAACTCTAGTAGAAAATAAAAAAGTATGTATGTGTATAAAAGTTGTAACCAAGATAATGCTACAAAAGAATATAATGCTAGTAAGAAATAAACTCCAAATAATAATGTAAGTGCCACATTAGTATTCCCATGTCATTCTTTTCATAGTTGGTAAGTTACTTGTATAATTTTCAGAGCCTATGTATGTTAAATCTTCTATAGTTAAAGAGCCTAAACAAACTCCATCAGCAGTTCCTTGTGTAAAATAAGTATCTATTTCAGCTCCTTTTACACATTCAAGTGCAAACTTAGTACCACCTATTGATTGAATCCAATCTTTATGTGCTTGATGAAATTCATTTGTATATGTCCATGCTTTACTATTATTTATTTTACCAACCATTACATTTTCCCATGTAAAAATATTGTCTATAAATTTGCCTTGAATCCACATACAAACTACACCATCTTTAGCTACTTCTATATTTTTCATATTATGATAATTTTGATTACACATTAAATTTATTAAAAATTCTTTTTTCTCATCAGCAGTATCTGAATTATTAAAAACTACTGTTCCATTTTCAAAAGAACCAAGACTATCTGTATACAAAGAATCGAATGTAGAACCTGTTGTAAATGTTTTTTCTGTAAATGTATATGCCATTATTTTCCCTATGCGTTTATTGAAAAGTTTATTGTGCCACTACTACCAAATACGTTGCCTGTTTGATTTTGACCACCTACACTTATTGTAAAAAGTTGATTAGCATCATTAGAAAAAGATACACGATAAAAAGTATTTCCATTTACAGTAATAGATGACCAATTACTTTGAGAGGTTGATATTTCAAAGTGCATATGTCCGCCTACAGTTGTACCCTCAGTAACATATAGTGCCTCTACAACACCAGAACCATAACTGTTATTGCCGATACTTCCAATAGTAGTTGTTGTTCCATTAGCATTATCATTAGTTGTACCTACAGTACGACCACTACTGCTTATAAATCCTTTGTTTACTATTCCAGCTTTAAGTGTTTGTAAGCCGATATTTATTGTAGTTGAAAGGGAAATACTATTTGATGTTCCATAAAAATCTGCTGCTAGTTGTATCTCACCACTAGCTGGTGCATTACCTTTACCATAGTATTCAGATAAACTATGAGGTGCAGAGCCACCAAATTCTGTAGCTATTTGACTTAAAGATATTTGACCACTACTTTGTAAAGGCATTTTTTAGCTCCTTAATTTCTTCTTTGAGTTCCTTAATACAGTTAATTAGTAAACCATGAATTGCGTCATACTCTACAGTTTTATATTTCTTACCATCTACAAGTGCTAGTTCTTTTTCTCTTACAGCTTCAGGTAAAACCTTTTCTAATTCTTGTGCAATAATACCAGCAGACTTCTGTCCATTGTGTCTTGTAAATGTATATCCATTTATTTCATCTATTTTATCTAGTGCATTAGGTATCATTTGTATATCTGATTTTAATGCAACATCTGATGTTGTAGTTGAATATGCAACGACATCACCATCTACATGTAAGTCGCCATTATTTTTAAGTCTCATATCTTCATTGCCATCAAGAAAAAATCTAAATGTTGTTGTGCCAAATGAAATATAATCATTCGAATCTCGACCAATATAAGTCATACCATCTCTTAAATCAGGTTCAACACTTATAGTTGTTCCTGATACATCAATCCCACTACCAGCAGTTACACCAGTAATAAAAGATGATACGTCTGGAATTTCAGAATGTTTTGCTAGTCTTGTACCACCAGCTGTTGAGCCATCATGTACTCTTAGAGTATTGTTTGTTGTATCTACAGTAACTTCTCTGGCACTACCAGTGAAGGAACTATGTTCGGTAGCGGTGCCACCTCTGTGTTGTAGTAGTTTTGCCATAAGTTACCTCGTTATGTTAATCCGCCAAAGTCCAATTGAAGGTTAGTACCATCAATAGTTCCAATGTTGTTTAAGTTATTATTTTGACCATCTAATGCACCACCTAATTGTGGTGTTGTATCATTAACCAAATCTGTGTTTATACCAGTTAAAGCAGCACCATTTATTGCTGGTAATGTACCAGTCAAATTCGCTGCTGGAATTGCTCCTGTCCCTGTAATGTCATTACCATTTAGGTCTAAATCACCACCTAATTGTGGTGTAACATCTCCAACAATATCTGTAAGACCAGCACTTATACTAGCCCAAGATGAACCATTGTAATATTTAAGAGCATTATCTGTACTGTTATATGCTAAATCACCTTCATCTAAACTAGATGTTGGGTCAGATGAAACTACTCTGTATCGGTCTGCAAAACTGTTAACACCAGTAATATTAGAAGCTACAGTATTTACATTAGCTATTGCTCCAGCTGTTGTATTAACATTAGCAATATCAGAAGCTACTGTTCCTATGTCAGTTGAATCATTAGCTACCGCTGTTACGTTTGAGCTAATTCCCGCCACAGAAGTAACGTCACTACTAATTCCAGCCACTGTGTTTACATCAGCTATTGCTCCAGCTGTTGTATTGACATTAGCTATTGCACCAGCTGTGGTATTTACGTTTGCAATATCAGTTGCGACAGTTCCTATATCTGTACCATCAGCTGCTACTGTGCTTACATCACTGGATATACCAGCTACTGTGTTTACATTAGCGATACTACCGCCAACAGTATTAACATTAGTAATAGCCCCAGCGACTACGCCAATATCTGTACCATCAGCTGCTACAGTAGATACATCAGATGATATACCAGCCACTGTTGTTACATTTGAAGCATTACTTGAAACTGTTGTTACATCTGAAGATATACCAGCTACTGTGTTTACATTAGCTATATCCCCAGCTGTAGTGTTAACATTGTTTATACTAGAAGCTACTGTGGTTATGTCAGTAAGACCACCAGCTACAGTGTTTATGTCATTTCCTGTGCCTGTAGTTACAGACTCTGTTATTGAACCTAAATCATCTGTAAATAATAATTCACCAGCTACAGCATTAACGTTTGTAATGTTAGAACCAACAGTATTTACATTATTAATAGCATTTGAAACTGTTTCAATATCTGATGTAGTTTCATTTAAATCATTTGCAGCTGTTTCTATTTCAGATATAGCTTCATTAAGGTCATTAGCTACAGTAACTACGTCACTGATATTAGTAGCAACAGTGTTTACATTAGCTATCGAACCAGCGACAGTGTTTACATTAGCTATTGAACCAGCTGTAGTTGTTATGTTGCTAGAATTAGAAGCCACAGATGTTACATCTGAGCTAATACCAGCTGTAGTTGTAATATTACCAGCAATCCCAGCAGTTGTGGTGACGTCGCTTGATATGCCCGCTACTGTATTAACATTAGTAGTGTTGCCTGATACTGTGCTTACAGCACTAGCTATTCCTGACACAGTGTTAATATTAGTTTTATCACTAGGTGATAGCCATGTGGTTTCTAAATAATTCTTAGTAGCTGCGTCCTGTGCGTTCACAGGGTCAGCAACGTTGGTCATACGTTTATTCTGTGCGTCCCATTGGAAGTTAACGTTAGATAATTTAATTACGTCACCAGCGTCATCAATAGCCTCTTGAGACATAAAGAACGCTTGGTCACTATCCGTGTCTAAATCTGATTCTGTTAGTACTGAACCTGACGCATAATCTACGAGCTTTGTGCCCTGACTTGTGGTTCTACGGATTTCTATAGCTGTAGAGGAAGCTGGAGCGGTAGTAAATGTAACCTGTGTACCAGCACCATTCCATGTAAATGCTGTAGTTACAACACCATCTATAGTAATAGAGACATCTTCTTGTGCCCTATAGCTAAAAGGTACAGAATAGGTAGTTGTGCTACCGTCACCTGTGTACCTTACAAAACTGTTTGCCATGTGTTTCCTCTAAATTGATTCTTCTAAGACGGGGACTTTAATAATCCATGATATTCTGTAGTACCTTTTCCCTGTCTGCTTTATATTTAACAAAGCCCTCAACGTCGAATAGTTTACCTCTAAGTACTGTCTCGTCTATCTCAGGAAAAGCTTGTCTTGTTTTAGACCACGCTTGTTTCTCAGCACTATCAATTATCTTTAGTATTTCTCTTTGTTGATAATCTTTTAACAATGTGTACTCAGGTGATGGAAGTGAATAAATGTAACTATTTTTATCCATTATTAACTCTTCAGTATATTGCCTTAAAGTTAAATCTTTTTTGTTTTTGTATCTCCACCTAGTTTCACCTACCTGTTCCATCCAGTAATCATAAGCTGATTGTCCGTTTTTGTTCTTAAGGTCTCTTAAATCTAATTGAGTTAAAGGGACTTTAGTAGACGGTCTTTTATAATTAAATTCTCTGTCTCTAAAGAAATTAGCTACTGCTGGGTTCTCAAATTCAGTCCATGCAAATGGAGAAGAAACTAGCTTCATTCCTAATAACCATCCTTTAGGTCTTTTAACTTTTTCACCAAACATGTTTCTTTCAGGCATAACACCGTCAGCTCCTGTTGGGTCTAAACGTTTCATCCTGTCCATAAAGCTGGTTAATTCTTTTGCTTCATCATCCCATACTCTATTGTTATAACGTAAGAATCCTGATAAAGGTGTAGCTTTGTATATTGCTCTAGCCATAATAGAACCAGCGGTTCTTTCAGCTGATTGCATACGCATTGCTTCGTCTGATAAAAAGAAATGAGCAGTGTCTAGTATGTTTGTTGTGTAAAACTTAGATGTTAAATTTCTAACAATAGAAGCGACTGCTGTTAACATTAATTCATTACTTTGGTCTTCATAGCCTTTAGGCAACACTTGAGAGTTGTGTTTTTGTTGCATTTCAAACCAATCTACCATATCTGCTGCGATACCAAACGGCATAAACAATGGGTCTAACCTGTTAAAACTAACGTAACCACCATCATCTCTTCTATAAGAATATGGTTGCCAACCAGTAGCTTTAGTACGTTCTTTGTTAACTCTGTAATCTCTGTCACCACCGCCTGTAACTTTACCTGTTAAAGCTGCATAGATACCAGCTGTCCATATTACGTAACCCATTTGTATACGTCCAATAGCCTCAGCTGCTGCCTCAGGGTCGACTGCTTTAGATAAGTCAGTCATAGCTAACCCACCTTTTCTTGGGTCAAAGTTAAGAGTACCACCGTCTTTAGTCCTTAGTAGTTGTCTCATCTCTATTTGAAAACGTCCTAGAAATGGTAAATGTTGCATGTTCCATCTAATTAAGTTAGACGGTGTATTAATAAAGTGCATACCTAGTACACGCAGTAAAGGATATTCATTAGTAAAATTCATTATACCTTTGGTAATGTTAAGTGGAGCTGAGCCACCTGTAATAGCGTCTTTTACGTCATAGTGTTGTGTGTATGAGCCTTCTTGTGCATAACGTAAAGGTGTGTTGTATGCTTTTAAATCTTCAGGTCTTAGTTGTGCTTTCTCTTCAGGTGTAAAGTCTTCTATCTTTTTAGCTTCACCTTTACTGTCTGTATATAGTTTTTCATACTCTTTAAATTTAGCTTTATATTCTTTGGTTTGTTTAAAAGCGTTCCACTTGTTACTTACTAGTTCAGGGTGTTTAGCTATAATAATTTCATGTATATTAGCAGCCATCCTACCTTTAAATAACATTTGTTTTAAAAACTCATCTCCAGCTCCCAATGTTCTTAGCGGTGTGGTTACAGCATAGGTGGTTGGTTCTACTAAATACTTCTGCATTAGTGCCCCTGTTCTACCTAGTGGTGTTGTTATTAGTTCTGCACTAGCATTTAACCATCTTTGTAATTGACCTTGCCTAATGTTGCTGTCTACCTTTAGTTGTTGTCTATCTAGTAAAGGTCTTCCTTGTATAAATGCAGCTTTTGCTCTAGATAAAGCGTGTCCTGTATACGCAAACTGCATAGCTAATGTGTTGTAAGCTTCTCTAAATACTGCTTGTGCACGTTGTCTATCATGTTTTGCAAGGTTAGCAGCTTTGAACGCCATTACAAAAGGTTTGTGTATGTACTGAGTCATACCTGACATAATGTTTAGTATGTGAGTATCAGGAGAAGACAACAGGTTATTGTTAACATACTCAGCTGCTAAATCTAACTTTTTAAAATTCTTAACATTATCTAATGCTATTATTATTTGTTTGTCGTCGTCTAATAATGCAATACGTTTTAAAAACTCTTCAGGGTCATCTTCTAAAAGTCTTTTCATTACAGGGTCTTGTGGGTCTGCTTTTAAATCAGCAGCTTCCATTGCTGTTTTTGTAACTCGTCCAGCTGTAGTTGCCCTTGCTGGGTTTTCTTGAATTTCTTTTTGCTTTTTAGCTAGTGAACGCACTAATGATAATCGTTTTACACTTTCTTCTACTAATTGTTTTCTATCCACATCTGATAAATCAGGTCTGTTAAGTCTGTTACTTAGCATTTGTACTTCATATAATTGACGTTGTATCAAATTACCATGTGCAATTACTACAGCAAACATATCTTTTTGTGACGCTAAATCCTCACCTCTTCTCATTATTTCTTCAGGGTCTAATCCCATTTCTTCAGCTATTTCTCGCATTTGTTTTAGAGAGACTTTAGGTGATTTTAATTCTAAAGATGTTTCTTGAATAATCCTATCTAACAGCTGTGCATTTTTAGGGTCATCCATTCTGTCATAGTTAAAATCTTTATAAGGTGGTTTTCCCCTTCCTAGCGGTATGTCTCTAAGGTTTTTTATAAAGGTGGGATTGTCGGTGTCCATCTCTATTTTACTAAAAGATGGGTCATCTTTGGCTTTTTTAGGTTTATTCTTATACAGCATAGGTGATTGTTTCACCTCTGTTAAGTCCTTAAATAAGGTTCTACCTGTTGTAGTGTCGACACCGTAGTCATGTAAATCTTTTAATTGTTTTACAGCTGTGTTTTGCATTTGCTTGCTTGTTAGTTTAAAACTAAATGCAGATGTACCAGCACCAAAAGCTGTCCCAAATGCACCACTGACACCAGCTGCTACCCCCATTTGTTTATAAGTAAATTCGTCTTGTACACCTGTGTTAATAGCATTAACTTGTAGTAAAGTGTCATGTGTTCCACCAGCAAAAGCTGATATAGAACCTTCTATAACTGCTCCTTTCTTAGCTGCTTTACCTAATGCTTCCTTTTGTGCTTGTTTAGCTGCTTCTTTAATTTGCTTATCAGTAATCTCTTTAGCCATCTTACCTTTAAGCTGTTGTTTTAAAGCTTGTTTAAATGCTTCTTTAGAAGCTATACCACCTACACCAGCACCTATTAAATTTATAGGGTCAGCTATCATTGCTCCCCCAGCGTCTACTAACCACTCACCAAATGTCCTATTAGGGTCATTCCAAAATGATGGCAGTGCTTCAAAGGTTTGTTGTAAGTATGCAAACTGTTTTAATCTATCATTATCTTCTTCGGTAGATGTAGAAGCAACGTCTGCCCCCATAGCAAAGGTGTTATAGTTTCCCCATGTTCTGTCTTCATAAAACTTTTCTAAGACATCAGCTGAAGAATAATCATTGTACTCTTCTGTTCCTTCTCTATAGTTATAATAACTTCTAGCTGTTTCAATAAATCTTTCTGATTGTATTTCATCTAGAGCACGCATTTCTGTTTCAGCTTTTCTTAAGTTTTCTGTTTGTAACTTTTCTTGCCTAGCTTTTCTAGTTCTTGCTCGGCGGTCATTAGCGTCTTCTTTTTGTTGTGTTTCAAAAGGGTTGGTGGTGTAATCTACCATTATTTATAATCTCCTAGTGCTTTTTGTACATCTTCAGGTGATACCTGTAGAGTGTCTGCTAAGACCTTGTAAAAGTTTTTTACTTCAGATTCTTCTAATGAGCTCCAATATTGAGATAAATCTTCTTTTGTAGCGTTATTAAAATAATCTCTTACAAAGTTGTTGATGTATGGATACAATTTATCTAGTTTAAATATACGTTGGTCTGTAGCGTCACTAGTTAAGAATTTATCATCATCATCCGTAAACATTGGTTTATTACTAATGACTTCTGTGTTGTCAAAGTCTTGAGTTAGACCAGTTGTTTTATCGGTAAGTTTTGTAATCAAAGCTTCTCTTTCAACTGCTTCTTTTTCTTCACGCTCTTTTCTTTCGCTACGTGTTTCAATATCTGTTTTTCTATCCGCTTTTTTTTGACCAGCAACACCAAATTCCTCAATTACACTTTCTTTAATATCTTTCATAAATCTTCGCTTTTCATCACGGGTGGCATTTCTACCTTCTTCAGAAGAATAAAAGTCTATTATTTCACTTTCTATAAAATCTCTAACATCACTAGCTTTTAGTGTATCTTTTTCACCCATCATGTTTTGAGATGTAGCTTTAACTATTTCATCTGTTTTAGCGTTGTAAATGGAATCTCTATCATAAATAGGCTTACGTGTTTCTGATTCTCTAAGTAGCACTCTAAAGCTATCATTATAAGGAACACCAGCTTTATCCACTTCTTCTAGCATTTCTTCAAGACTACCAAATTGACCTTCTGCTATCCTTCTTCTAAATTGGTTTATAGAAGCTACGTCAGAATTAGGTGATTGTGTTTGATTAACAATTTTCATTAAATTGTCTATATAGGTTGCATTTCCATATACTTCTAATTCTTCTTTGAGTTTTTCTATTTCTACAGGAGTTAAGTTTTCCATATCCATTGCTTTTTTAAATATGTTAGTAACTTCATCCTCTTCTTGATACTTTCTAAGTTGACGACTCTGTTGCATTAAGGTATATCTTCTGTTTTCTATTTTATTTTTTAGGGCTGTTGCGTCTTTATTATTGGCTGATAACAACGACCCTAGTTTTTGACCATTCTTACCAGTGCCTCTGTCAGCGTTTAGATACTCTATTGCTTTATCTAAATCGTCTACTGTCCTACCTGTAGAATACAAAGTAGTAGCAGCAAACAAAGCTGCGTCATTTAGTTGTTTATTGCTGTATGTTCCATCTTGTGGAAGTTTAGCAAAGATACTGACGCCGTCTTCATCCGTAGCGTCATTGGCTAACATAAAGTTACCTAAGCTTTGTGTTTTCTTTTGAGACGCTACTTTAAATCTTTCTTCAGCGTCAACAGATAATAGCTTAGCTTTCTGTTCATTGAATATAGAAGAGTAACCCCCAGTATAATATTTATCTGCTTTTGTAAAATCTGTTTGTACAAACTCAGATAGAAACTCATCCATAGTTTGTTCGTCAGGATTGTAGTTAGCTAAATTTTGTTTAGCTAAATTAATATCCTCAGCTGCTTTTAATTTACCTAGCCACACGTTGTTAGTAGCAGACGCATACATATTACTTAGTGTTTCATTAGAACCTGAATCAATAACTTTTTGAATACTGTCAGCTGACATTCCCTGTGCTTTTAATTTATTAATCTCTACAGCCGCTTCGTCTTGTTTAGTTTTAATGTATTGTGTACCTAGCTGTTCTATTTGTGGGGACACATTTTTTAATGAATTAACAAGACCACCAAGTTCTGTTTGTTCTACACCTACTTTACCAGCACCAGCAAATGTAGTGCCGAAGTATTTATTAGTTACTTTAGATTCGTATGCCATTATTTATTACCTAATGTTGTTGTTGGAATTGTGTATTGACCTGTAGGAGTGTACCCTTTAAAGCCACCTGAACCACCATAAGTAACAGCCCCTGATTGTGCTGCCGTGCTTACTGTCTTAGGTTGGTTTATAATAGCATTGGGGTTTTGTGAATAACCTAAAGCTGTCACACCTATTTCTAACATAGTTCCTAACCCATTTGGAGAAACTACTGGTTTTAAGTATTTAGCTCGTGTTTGTTTCATGTTTGAATATGCTTGGGTATATTGATAATTAGCTTTATACATGTCTGATAAGAAAGCGTTTTGTAGTTCGACGTAGTCTGTGTCAGCTGTTCCAGCTAAATCTTGCACTACCTTAAATGGATTACCAAAGCCTAAGTTAAGTGCTTGTGCTTGTTTCTTACGTAAGACCATTTTGTTTTTAAAGTCTTCAAGAGCAAATTCTCTAGCTGCTTCTACTTTCTCACCTTCTATCTTTTGGATGTCATTAAGGTAAGATATGTTAGCATTTTGTTCAGTAATCTTATTAGCTTCTGTTTGAGCTTTTGCTGCTGCTCGTTGGGTTTGATAACCCTGTATAGATTGCATTACTGACATTACTGCCATTGCTTCAGCTACGCCACACATATTATCTCCTTCATCATTAAATAGAATGGCATTTTACCTTTGCCATATTGTTCCTCTCGTCTTATTGTTTTAAATCCTAAATGTTTAAGCCACTTAATAGACTTATCATTTCTAACATCTACATAGTTAAATAAATATTTATAACCTTTTCCCATTTGTGCCACCCATTCAGGTGATTGTTTTATAAATTCTTTCTTGTAATTAAATAACTCATCACTAGATAATAACCAAGCTACACCATAGTCACGGTCTAACGTTGGTACACTACCAAACATGCCTACAACATATTCCTCTTCTGTTCCTATGACACTCCATGTTCTATGTCCTTTTTCTTGGAAAGGTGTCATAAGAGCCTCAGCAGCCCCTATGTTATCTGATGCTTTGATTTCGTCTCTGTCTGCTTGCCTCATCTTAGGTGCAAGAAAAGCTATGTCTGCTGATATTGCCCGCCTCACATGTGCCATTTATATTCTCCTAGAACGTCTGTGGTAGTAACCTTCCACTTCAGCACTAGGAATAAACATAGGTAAGTGTGAGCTACTCTTTATATCTAATGTAAATAATGTATTTCTACTTTGTACAGGAACAATAATAGTACCTGACGAAATCGCTGGGTTATCCACTGCTCCTGATAAACCAATAATATAACCATTCATAAATGTGGTATATGTATCTCTATTCTCAGGTGTTACTTCTACTTGGAAGAATCCACTGTCTTCATAGTCAAATGATATAGTACGTATCTGATATCTACCTGAAGTAACAGCTATAGCCCCTTGTCCTGAAGATTCTCTTACGTACTGTGGTGACAGTGTATATTTAGATTCATAAGGAACGCCTATAATTAAACTAGTGTGGTCTCCTTGTATTGTATATGTTGAACCTGTGGTATTCGTGGCGGTGTAGTTAGCTCCTGTAGAAGCGTTTACAGCTATTAATCCTGTCTTAGCTCCATATGGGCTAGTAAATGTAGTAAGGTCAGTAACTGAATCATAAGTACCAGTTGCTGTTGTTTTAAGGTCTACATATACATTATGACCTATGGTTGAATCTGCTAAGTCTTGTAAGTCAATACGTAGTAACTTTGTGTCTGTTCCTTCAGCTACAAATAGGTATACAAAACTACGGTCTATCATTCCACCTATTATTTTAACATTGTCTAGTTGCCATTTAGACCACGCTGTTTGTACTTTCTCCCCTCTATCAAAGAAGTATTTGTACATATACATTGTGTTGGCATTGGTAGGTGATACAGCTGTTCCTGTAGTGTATGGTGCTGTCTGAGTGTCAGCTGTATCTGAACACAGCACTATCAAAGAATCTTCTGTTGTGTTACTTAATATTGAATAAGCGTTGTCAGGTATCAAAGTTTGTACCGCAACAGTAACATCTAAACCGTCATTAGTTAATGTATCATTGTCTGAATAATATTCTCTTACTGCTGTGTTTGCATTACGTACTTGTGAGAAGTAAGCATATCTACCTGAAGATACAGGTGTTACATTGGCATTGTGTGAGAATGTTGATACTTCATTCAACACAGCTGAGGTCGGGGTAATTGTCTCAGCTGCTGAAGCGAGTTTATACTGTGATGTGTCGGAGAATAACAGTAAGGTCTCGTTGAATGATATTGAATTTCTTAATACGTTTACAGTTGTACCTGAAGCTGCAACATCTATAACATCTGTATCTAATACTTGTGTTACTGTAGTTGCAAAGAAATTAAAGTAATCAGCATTACCTGATAATACTAAGTTCTCTCCAGCTAATATACCTAGTCTATTTTTATAGAATGTAAGGTTCTGTATTGTTTGTCCTACAAATGTAGGGTCAGGGTTTGTTGTATCATCACCAGCGTCTCTTTCTGTATAGCTTTGTTTAGCAAAAGTAAATGTCCCATCATTGTTGTTAATAAGAGCGTGTGGCATAGTAGCATCATTAAGACCTGTACTTGTGTCAGGTGCTATACATTCTTCCCAAACACCATTGCCTACATAGTTAACATAGTAATCTGATGTTGTATCACCAGCGTCACCTGTTACTTTAATCTTATCATTTAACTTTGCATAATAAGGTAGCTTAGTAAAATCTTGTATTTCATCTTTAACAGCATATAGTTCAGCATTACCCGCTCCATCATGTGTCTCTACTGTGTAGCTAGCGTTTTGGTCTACTACATAACCACGCAGTGCAGACTGGTGTTCTGTAAATGTAAACTCAGCTGTGACTGCTGAATATGTGCTTAAGCCTTGTGTTGTAGTTAGTGTTGCCCCTGTGTCATTTCTAGTTAACTTAAATTCTATACTAGAAGAAGAGTCCCAATAAGTGCTGCTTGTACCATATCTAAATATATCTATAAGCTTTGCTGTGTCTCTAAACTGTGTGTCATGGTTAGCATCACTGCCATCAGGCATTTGTATGATTGCATTGATACCGTAAGGTAAATCAGGGTGAGTAAGATGTATTGCATACTCTCTACCAAAGTTAGTCACCTTAAACACTACATAAAAGTATTCTTCTTTAGCTGCTGTAGTTGAACCACTTTGTGCTGGTGTTATAGATTTGTTAGATACAAAAGTATAGTCAGCAATGTTGACCATCTTAAGGTCATCCTTAGGATTGGTAGTTGTAAGATAAGACGTACCATCAGGGTAGCTTACAGTCTTCTCATTACCTTGTAAGTCAAAAACTTTTACCCCACCGTTGTAAAATGCAACAATGTACTTATTGTTCTCATCTCTTTGTATGCTCCATATCTTTGTAGTGTTAGGAAACACATTTGTAGCATCTAGTGTAGCTATATATTCTGATGGTGGGCGTTTGCCTAAGCCTTTGATTATATTGTTTTGACAATTAATCTGTTCTTCACCTTGATTAATACCACGTTGGGTAGGTGTTTGTTGGCTTATACCATTCAGAAAGTTAGGTATCGACTGAGAAACTACTGCCATTAATAAGTCCTTCTAGGTGGTCTGTTAATTATAGAATATGTATTTGCATCACCTTCTAGTATGTTTACATCTTCACTTCTAGAATCAGATTGCTTAAAGTTATTATAAGCTTCCTGTTCATCTATGCTCATTAACTCAGATAAACCAGCATCACCAATAAATCTAGCTGCAAAACGTCTAGCTGCTTTTACTGTAATATAGCGTCTAGCGTATTCAGGTAGTTGTTCAAATTGTTGTACTAATACAACATCTAATGGTGGGACGATTGTAAAAACGTCTGTGTGGTTATCTAGGTCATACAGTTTACCATCACGTATAACTACGTTTTGATATCTGTGCGTTGCGTGAGCGTCAGCTTGGACGCAGTTGGAAGGTAATGGAATCTTACTATCATCATCTATTGAGTAAGTTACATTGTATTCTGTGTTAAAGTTCCAGCCTTCACTTTGTACAGAAAGGCTAGTTTCATCTAAGATATTTATAGCGACAGATACATCTACGTTTGTTACGCCGCTAATTGAGTTAACAGGTGCTTCTCCAATAGCAGAGAGCATAGTGTTGATAGCTTGTAACTCGGTAGTTGGTGTTATTTGTGTTGCCATAATTTCCTCAGTAAAGAGGGGACAGCATAAGCCATCCCCTCAAGGTTAAGTATAAGAAACGATTAAGCTTCTTTAATACCTACAGCTGCTTCAGGTCTGAGCACGCCGTGACCCATAGCATATTTAGCTACCATCAATGTACCTTGACGTCTTATGTCATATTCCATTTCAGTTGCTAAGTCCATGAGCTTAACAGTACCAGCTGCTGAAGGGTGACAAACTAGAGCAACATAGTTAGCTAAGTTAACTTGTTGTGGGTTTGAACCACCAGCTGTAGCAGAACCGCCATCAACGTTTGTTGAAGCTGAGAAGTCTGAAGCCACAAAGTGTGGTGTTGGTACTAATTCAATACCAGCAATCTTCAATACTCTACCTTCAGCAATAGAACCTTGACCACTAAAGTCAACATTCACAGCGTTAGTAGCGTTTGCTAATTTGTAATACTCTTCAAGTCTGATGAAGCACTTACGTCCTTCTCTTGGCACATAGTTAGCGTCAAGTTGTTTTGCAGCGTTGAAAAGTTCGTCAATCACAGCGTTAGCAGCTGTAGAAGCTGTAGCACTAGCGATTGAAGTGTTTGTTAACACAGTTCCTGAAGCATAGCCTGAATCAGCTACGTTTGCAGAAGCTTGTGCTGCTTGTCCGATTGTTTGTAGAATGTGCTTATCTTTTTGGAAAGCCAATGCTCTACCGATTTCGGATGAATAAGAACCTCTAACATCATAATGATTCTTTGCTTCTTCTATGTTAGAAAGAAAGACAGAAGATATCAATAAGTCATTGATTGTTATGATTTTCTCGTTGTGGTTTACGTCACTACCAGTGATTTCTGTACCAGCTGTATGATAAGAAGCGTCAATTCTGCCCATTACAGGGAATTGTGCACTTTTACCATTACTGATTGTACGGACAGTTTCAGCTCCTTGAGTTACTGAAGCACGTTCAAATGAAGTTAAAACTTCGCCTGAAAATACTTTAAGAAATAGAGCGTCTTCTGAACCACCAGTGTTGATTTTACCGACAGATACTGGACTAGCATTTGCCATAATAAATCTCCTTTGGTTATAGTTTAGTTGTTGTTGAACGCCTCTAAGTTTCGTCCCCAAGATTGTCTTCCGCAGAAGGTCAAGTTACTACTACTTGTTGGCAGCTGCCATCTAACGAGATAGCACAGCTATTAGCACTTCCATTTACGTAAAGCTAGAGCCTTACGTGTTGGCTTTCCATTTGGTTTTTTCATTGCACCTTTCACACCACTCATTCTTGCACAGAAGCTTTTACGTCTCCCAGCTGCTTTAGAACCTCTTTTAACTTTTCCTGTTACAGGTGCTTTGAGGTTAGCCCCAGTCTTACGTTTGTAATAACGTCTACCAGCGGCATTTAATCCGCCACTAGGGCTTTGGTGTTTCTTTGCTGGCATTTACTTTTTCTTCCTCACTGTTTTCTTTTTAGGAAAACCAGCTTTCATATTAGAATAAGCTTTCTTACTGATTGTAGATTTAGACTTAGGTCTGCTTGTACCAGCTTTCTTGCGTGCATTTATATTTGCGTATAGTCCACGTTTAGCCATTAACATTTACCTCTTTTTTTAGTCTTACCTTTTTTCATTGGTTTACCATATGCCATTGTATATCTCCTATAAGTTACTGTTTGCTAATTTCTCCTGTACTTCAGCTTGGAACGCTGGGTCTTTAGCATATCTTGGGTCGCCCATATCAGCTTGTACTTGAGCCCATGATTCATAGCCACCTTGTGAAGTAGGTACTGCTTTACCTGATAGTAATTTAGGGTCAGTACCATTAGCTGCTGTGTATCTAGCTTGTAAACCAGTAACAGCCAGCTTGATAGTTTCCATATCACCACTGTTAACAGCGTTGTTATAAGCTGTCTGTTCAGCTTCAGTTAAATTTTGTCCAGCCCATTGAGTCATTTCTACGTAAGCTTCTTCTCCACCTACTAAGCCTTTGACTTCACTGCCTTGTTGTAATGCTCTAGCTTCTTGTCCAGCAATAAACTGGTCTACTATATCTCTACTGATACCAGCTTTCTCTAGTCTTTCATAAGACTCATCAGCTAGTTGACCACTCTCAGCATACTCTGCACTGAGTGAATCCATGTCAAGTCCAGCAGACTCAACAGCTTCATCAGCTTGTATTTCTAAATCACTCTTAGGTTGTTCTTCAGCCTTCGCTTCTTCCTTAGGTTCTTCTTTAGGTTGCCCTAATTTAGATTCTAATTCAGCGTATGATTTAGCCATTGCTTCAACAGATTCAAACTTCTCAGGTAAACCCTCAGGTCTAGAAGATTCTACTTGTTGTTCTTCTGCTGGGGCTTCTGATGTAGTTTCATCTGATTGTACTACTACTTGTTCTACCATTTATTTCTTCTCCTTTATTGTGGTTTAGTCATGTTATTAGCAACAGGTTGTACTACATCCTGTGCCATATCCATCATTTGTTGTTGAGCCATTTGCTGTTGTGCAGCTTCTTGCTCTTGAGCTAGTTGCTCTTCACTCTTAATTAATCCTTCAGTATCAATACCTAAACTGGTAGCAACACGAGTAATCAGGTCATTAGGATTTAACACCTGTACTACTTCAGGACTAATCTGAGCTAGCTGTCCTATCTCCATAACAAATTCTCTTAGTTTCTGTAGGTCATTACCACGTCCTAAAGCTTCTATACCTGTGATAATAGTAGGTGCTACAGAATCTTTTGGAAGCTTTGGTATCTCATTGGATTGAGACATACGCTTCATTAATACTTGTACTAATGGTAACTGAAACTCTTGAGATAATAATGAGTATATACCACCCATACTAGTCTCTAACTGTTCAGCCATGTATCTAATCTCTTGTGCTGTAACACGTTCAGCGTCTCTTTGTATTGCTGTGTGTAATAAGAAAGCGTAAGACATACGTTCTTCTAAACGTCCTATGCTACGTTCTACAATACCTAAATCATATTGCTTCTCAGTTTGTAGACATGTTACGTCGTCTCTTTGTCCTGTAATTATGTCCCCGTTTCTAGTGTTAGCCAAATCTCTTTTACGAGTGACAGCGTTAGGTCTAACCATAAATACTACTTTACTTGCAGCTGCTGATGATTCTACTAGTGATTGTGATAGTCCCTCTAGTGACCTTAGGTCTCCTAGAAATTCCTCTACATAACCACGACCGTAGTCTTCACCATCTACTCTAACCATACGTAAAGCTTGGTAAGGCATGTTGTCTGATGGGTACGTACCTATTGAGCTTGGTATCTTGTGTCCCATAACTTCTTGACATACATAGTACTTGCCGTCAGGTAATCTGTATATATGAGTGTATATCTCACAGTCCTCATCTTCTTTGTAATCAGGATATTTACCTATAACTTGTAGTGTCTCTTCATCCAGTGCGACTGGACTAATGCTTTCTTTAATAATTACTTCTAATAAATTACCATCTTCATCCCTTCTACAAACAAATTGTGTTATACCATACACACGCATATTGCCTTTCTTAGGTAGATATGTTAGTACATTACCACTTACAATAAGATGTTTTAGTGCTTCAAATACAGATACTCTAAGTGCTAGGTTCTCTATTTTTTTGTGTATCTCACGCTCAATTTTGGCTAGAGACTTCTCAATTTCAGATTGTAATTCAGGGTTCTGCTCTAGTTCCTCTTTAGTTTTACCTGATAAAGATAATCTAAAGAAAGGTGAGTTGGGTGGTAATAATAATAATAGAAGTTTGGAAGCTAGGTTGTTAACACCGCGTGCTCCCACTGATTGAAATGGGGTATATAGTTCTGAGCTTGACTCGAAGCCGTCGTCAGGAATAAGGGTTGGTATTGTAAGTTCTGAGCACTCACGGGCTCTGTCTAGATAATGTTGTCTATCTGCTTGTAGCTTTTCATAGCGTTGTTTCGCTGTCTCTTTCATCATCTCTTGCATAATTAACTAATGTTTAATCCTGACCCTGAAGTAGGAATAGATAAGCCTGATGTTTGTAAAGCTTTTGTGCCTTTACGTTTAGCTTTCTTTTTCTTTTCTGCGTCAGTTAACTTCTCTTCAGCTACCTTAAGTGTTGGTGCTATTTCTTCTCCTGATGGTGAAGCGATAGGCGGAGCTGGAGTAGGTGCTGGTGGGGGAGTAGATACTCTTGGGCTACCTGTGCACATGTTATCTCCTTATTGTTATTTAGTTGGAATCTGTAAGCCAGCGTTTGACTTGTTTAAAGTACTTGTACCAACAGCTGGGTTAGATAATTTACCTGTGCCTTTGGTTTTGACTTTAACTTTCTTACCATCTTTGGTCTTAGTCTGTTCCTTAGGGGCTGATATCATAGAGTCTCTGTCTCCCACTTTAGAAACAGCTCCCATTCGTTCTGCTAATCCTACGCCTCTACCAAATCCACACATTATTTATCTCTTTCCTTTAGTTGGTTAATAAAGCGAACAACATCACGTTGTCCAGCCTTGAAGTATATGTCCTTCATTTCATCTGAGATATCAGGTGATTGCTCAGGATATAAACTATTTAACAGCTTAATAAACTGTGGTACTGTTTTAGGTAAGGTGGTTTCTTCTTCATCCTTGCCTACTATATCTTTTATAAACATATTTTATCCTTCTAAAACGGGTACTTTAAGTCCATAGTGTACCAGTTATTGTTCCTTTATTGTATTCAGTTGCTCTATTCTCAAAGAAGTTAGCGTGCTCAACACCATTAAGTACCCAGTCTAACCACTCTAATGGGTTATCTTTTACTTTGTAGTTAGGTTTCAATGATAGTTGTAACAGCCTACGGTCAGCAATATACCTTATGTATTGCTTAACTTCCTTAGGTTCTAGCCCACGAATACCCCCTTGCTCAAATGCTAGGTCAATAAACTTATCCTCTAGCTCAACCATGTCTCTACAGGTTTGATAGATAGTTGCTTTGAAATCATCATTCCATACGTTTGGATTCTCTTTAATCATTTCTTTAAATAGTTTAATCATACTCTCTACATGGTGTGACTCATCACGGATAGACCATGTAACTATTTGACACATCCCTTTCATGCGACCAAAGCGTTGGAAGTTAAGTAGCATAACAAAAGAAGCGAACAGTTGTAGTCCTTCACCGAAGGCAGAGAAACAAGCTATGTCTCTAGCCAGCCCTTCTACTCCTTTACCTTTATCTTTAAATAAGTATTTATGTTTGTCAGCCATCTCCCTGTATTCTTGAAATGCTTTGTACTCTGTCTCAGGTAATCCGATAGTATCATTTAGTAATGAATAACTATGAGCATGGTTAGCTTCACTGGCTGCAAAAGAAGTTAACATCATGCGTACTTCAGGTACTTTAAACTTAGGTAAGTATTTATCTAAGTAAGCCTTAGCTATATCTACGTCACCTTGTGTAAAGAATTTAAGTATCTGATTAATAAGATTCTTCTCAGGTTCTGTTAGCCTTTCATTCCAGTCTCTTACATCTTCATGTAGAGAAACCTCTGAAGGTAGCCAGTGCATCTTCTGTTGCATGTCATAGGACTCAAACGCCCAGTCATATGTAAATGGTTTATAGTGTGTACGTTCTTTAAATAAATTCATTATCCCTCGCAAGCTATACATTCCCCATCAGGAATGATTGTTCGTTCTATCTTTTGTGACACTAGTTCTGCTCTCTTCATTGCTTCTGAGCGACAGTAGTAAAGTGTCTTGAGTTTTCTTTTCCAAGCCAACATGTGTATGTCATGTAGTTCACGGATGTGAACATCAGCTGGAACGAATACATTAACAGATTGTCCCTGACAAATAAACTCTTGTCTGTCTGCTGCGTGTTCTATTACCCACTGTTGGTTAATCTCTATGGCTGTCTTGAATGTATCCTTCTCATAATCAGTAAGACCTTTGAGTTCTAATACTGAACCTCTGTTGGCTAGTATCTTCTTCCATGTCTTCTCATCATTCATACCCTTGCTTTCTAATAGTTTCTCTAGATGTTTATTCTTAACCAAGAATGAACCTGACATTGTCTTCTGCACATAGGCATTAGCCCTGTATGGTTCGATAGCTGGTGATGTAGTACCACATATGATTGAGCTAGAAGCGTTAGGTGCGATAGCAAGTAGGTGAGCGTTACGCATACCAGTGCCTTCCATGTCAGGTGCTTCACCTTTCTTAATAGCTAATCGTTTAGATTCTTTGACAGCTTGTTCCTTAATATGTTTAAACATCTGTAGGTTCTTAGACTTAGCCAATGCTGATTCAAATGGTATGCCTTTAGATTGTAAGTAAGAATGGAATCCCATTGCACCTAACCCTAAGCTACGTTCATTCACAGCAGAAAACTTAGCCTTGTATAAAGTGTCAGGTGCATTGTCAATAAAGTGCTGTAGCACATTATCGAGAAAGTGGATTAAATCAGGTATGAACATTGGGTCAGCTTTCCACTCATCATACTTTTCTAAGTTGACTGAAGACAAACAACATACAGCTGTTCGTTCTTCATTGGTGGGTAAGGTTATCTCTGTACATAAATTAGAATGGTTTACTTTTAAACCTAAATCTTTTTGTGCTTGTGGTAGACCATCATTAACTGTGTCACCAAACATAATGTATGGCTCACCTGTGGCTACTCTGTTTTCTAATATACGCTGCCATAACTCACGGGCTGATATAGTTCTTACTATCTGATTTGTATGTGGGTCAATTAGATTCCAGCTATCATCAAACGTTGGTTCTTTGATACAGTTGTCAATCAATTCCATGAAGTCATTAGATATGTTAATACCATGATGTAGGTTCAGACACTTCCTGTGTACATCACCGCCACTAGGCTTACGCATATCTAAAAACTCTATAATCTCAGGATGGCTTACGTCCATGTAAGCGGCATAGCTGCCCCTTCTAGTCTTTCCTTGTGAGAAGGCTAACATCTCTGAGTCTACTACATGTAGAAAAGGTATTGACCCTGACGAC